TTTAACCGGATGACCATTCTCCATAACCCATTCGTATTTCTTTAGCCTTGGATTCTCCCAGAAGATAATATCTTCCAAAGACTGGATTCCTTTTCCGTGCTCACAGAGTATAATGATTTTAAATCCCTTTGCTACCGCCCTGACAAGCTCGTCATGGAAGCGTTTGTGATCTTGCGTAACATTCCCCGCCAACTCTAATAAATCCTTTTTACGGTCGATTACCAGTCTTGGGTTATCTACGTTGCAATAGTCTCCTATGTAGAGCTTGGAGCGGAAATAATCCACCCCAGCGCTTTGAAATTGCTTTTCTATTCTTTCCCATTCTTTCTTTTTTTCGCGAGTATCTGCCTGCACCAACATTAAAATGGAATCTCCTCTTCTGAGCCATCTGGGATGCTCATAAATCCATCTTTATCTGTCACAGGCGGAGCAGGCTGTCTCGAACTTGTAGGTAGCAGCTTGTCCTCTGGAATCCTTGCGTTGTCAACCGCACTGTCATTGCAGAACCATCTAATTCTCCTTCTCTTTTTAACTTCTCCGTTACTCTTCTTCTACGTTCCCAAATACAACTCCAATTTTTCTACCTTTAAACTGATTGCAGAACGCATCGCCCCATGTAGCCTCAAGGTTATTCGACTCCTCAAACGCTTCAATGAATTGCTTAAATGATCGAGACACTTTGCCATCGTTACCTTCGGATAAAATGTATTGTGTCCCCTGAAATGGCCATTTTTTATCCGGTCTGATATCATTGTCGAAACTATGCATGAAGTAGTTTGGCTGCTTGTCGTTTTGCGCAAAGTCGATGGAGACAACGATCATTGCTTTTCCTGTCCTCGACTGCATCTCTCTTACATTCTTAATGATTGCATGGTGTCCGCCTAACTCCACTGGTGTAAATGTTACCTGTAATTCGTCGTATCCTGTTGGTTTTTTCATAATAATAATCTCCTTATAATTCTTCAAAATAATCTGTTTTAAGTGTTACTGGTATATCCGAAAAGATATATACTGTTCCGTTGTTTTCTGCCTTGCATAAATAGATCGGCTCCAACTGAAATGTATCAGGGCATGGAACATATAATTTATACACCGAACCATCTCTTGGCTCTTCCGGCATATAAGCCATAACTCTTAACTCCTCATCCATGCTCGGAACAAGAGCATTCTCCCAAAGATCGATTGGCGGAATTGCATAAATATGCATAAATGGTTTATATCCTCTTTTCCATTCTTCCATTTTTAGTACTCCTCCAATGCATTTATTACTTCCACTATGTCATTGTCGATCTCGTCCTGTTCAAACGCACCTAGCGGTGTTTTTACGGAACTCCGGTCTGCGTGTGTATGGAAAATATACTTTCCATCCTTACATTCTGCGAGCAATACTGTTGTAAATTTGCTTTCCAACACAATCTTGTCCAACTTGCGACCATTCGTTTTGATTCTCGTGAAAATCATCCCGTTATCGTCCGAAACAGTTTCGGAATGGCAAATAAAAATAACTGTTAAATCGTCACGCATGGAAAGTGCAAAATCCACAATCTCGTAGATATAAGACGCCAAATCCGTCCACTTTCCGTATCCTGCAACTTTTACGTTTCTCATTTCCTCAGCTACCATAATTCCGTTTAGCGTGTCCACAATCACGGTCTTAAAGTCTTTATATTTCTCGTTTCCATTGATTGCTTTTAAGCATTGCATTACATTTGTCGGCACGTCTCCGCGGAAGTAGTTCTTGCCTTCGATGTACTGCTTCTTCCATCCTTTCCAAGACAATCCTTTTTTGTCGCAGTCAATGTAAAATGTCTCCTCTGGGTTTAAGTTTCGCATGGATGTAGTTTTTCCTGCGCCACTCTCACCAATTACACCGATTACCTTGGCCATAATCATTCCTCCTTCATTATTCTTACAATATTCAAAAGTGCCTGCGTCAGATTTGCGATATCCCTTGTCTGGTAATATGTATTCACCTCCCCGTTCTCGATCATGCCGAGACGCTCATCCAATATGTCCTCAATTCTCTCCTTGCGCTGCTGCATCGTAATCATGGCTTCACCTCCTCGTGCACCCAATTACCGGAATAAAACCAGATAACCACTGCAATCACCGCCATGTGGAAATTATCAGATTCTTTCATAATCTGCATAAATGCTTCCTGTTCTCTTTCCGATCCGTTATTGATCCTCTCGCAAGCATAGGAAAACGCATCCTCGTCACGCACTTTTTTTCCTCTTTCACGTCCGATACCTACATACATCATTCGTCCTCCATGCCAATAATTATTTCTGGAGCGTTTACATCTAAACAATTATCATCGTCCTCCATGCCGATAATTGCTTTTATACTATCTGCGTCCACAAAATTTCCTTCTACGAACGACAAGAATCCAATTAACGCATCCATCTTCCCATCTAATCTACAAAGACGGGCATATTCCTGTTCGCTTACATAAATTTTATTGTTATCCATTGCTTATCCTCCTAAAATCTGCTATTATATCCTTGATTTGTTGTCAGAGTACCTACGGCTCCCCAGCCTTTTCGTAGGTGCTCCTTTTTAATACCCAAACACAATCCACCATCCAATCACTGCCAGTCCAAACCCGATCACAGATGCTCCGACCTTGTGCCAGTAAGGCTTGTCCTCTTCTTCCGGCAGATCTACCGATACTGACCGGATGTCCCAACTATTCAAAGCGTTTGGATGTTGGGTGGTCTGACAGTGGTAGGTTCCTTTAATTACCATGCTTGTCCTCCCTTCTACCGCCTAGGCGGTTTTCTCTTCTGCCCTCTTTTCGAGTGTGTAATCAATTTTTACGTGTTCCTGTTCTTCGATCAGAGATATCAACACTTGTATGATTTTTTCCATATCTGGTTTCATGTCATCACCTCTCTAATATGTATGATGGTTAGATTGTCCATGATATGTTGTCCTAGTCATCTTCTTTCTCTTCATTTTCTTCCTCTTTCTGACTCTTCTGTGATGCCATAGCTTCTGCGAAGCCGAGAAAATATCCTTTATTCATGTCGGACATATCTGGCAATGCCTGTGCTACTTTTCTGATGATTTCTTTCTCTTTCTCGCTCATGTGTACCTCCTATGCTACATTCAGGAATTTGTTGATAAAATACTGCTGTCCTTTGCCGGTTACTTTTGTGGTTTTGTTAATCCGAACGGAACCATCTGGATTGATTGCTGTTGTCTCTTTTACTTCAAACAGTCCTAAATTCATAGATTTCTGTGTGGGCGAGTTCCATTCCGTTCCTTTTCTCTTACTCAGATATCCATTTTCACGCAACCACTCAAATAAGCGCTTCTGCCCTGTTTCAACGCCGTTCTGTTTCAAAATCTTCGCCAGATCGCCGATTAAGATGGATGTATGACTGGTAGCGACAGCATCCGCAAATATCGCTTTTGGCTTCATTTCCTCAATCTGTGCCGTCTGCTCTTCGATGGTCTTCTGCGCTTCTAAAACTGCCAGTGCGAGGAGTTCTTTGCCCTGTGGAATGTGTTCTTTGATGATGTCTTCCATTTCGTGGAATCGCTTGATGTATTTTGCTGTGAACTCCGTACCTTTGACTCCTGTGAGCTTATGGGCGATAAATTCGCAACCCTCTTTTGTGATTAGGTAGCACGGATATTCTTTTCCTCTCTCATTTTTATACTTAGATTCCGTAAAGAAATCTGACTCACCAATTTTGGAGAGTGAAAGTTGTTCGATGTATGTGCGGATATCTCTAAGCAATTTATCATGTGCTTTCCCAACCATCTCAGCCACTTCCCGGCTGTCTAATTTCTGTTGTAATTCGTTCAATACCTTTTACCTCCTATTTTTATTACCATCGTAACCTCCGTGGCGGGATTGCTTTCTTTTTGTTTATCTCCTATACTGTTAATACAGGACACTGGCATGTCCAAGTATTATGAAAGGAGAAATATTTTTGAATAAATACGATAGAAATAAATTATTTCCAAATTATCCGAACGATGCCGTAAAACTTGTAGTTGGTCTCGCAAATTCTGGCATGATCTCCCATTTGAATTCTCTTGTTGGAACAACATCATTAATCAGCGGAAATCTATCCAGCGGACTATGTGAGTATATGAAATCCGCATCTGAAATAGCGCTGAACTGCAGATGCAGTATCATGGATGCCGAAGTATTGAAATCTATATTGTCAATCACGAATTCTGCTATATCATCTACAGCAGAAATGTCTGCATTTTCTTCCTACATAAAAACATTTCAATCAGTTGCGGAAGAAGTGTTGCGTGCGGATACTGCAATTACAAACATCGACGATTCCGAAGATTATGTAATAGTTGACGAATCTTCCATTGAAGAGTTCGAGTTACCTGATTCCGTTGCATTGCCAATAGGAAACAAGCGCGTAAAGATAAAAACCGAAATCATCATTTCGGTTTTTGCGACCATTGTTGTATCACTTGTCACATTCATCCAAAGTGAATATCACGAGAGAAAGTCTCTGGAAGCTGAACAACAGTATTATGAATCTAAGCTGCGAGAAGAACGGGAACAAAATCAAATACTGGAAAAATTGATCGATTCCATCGATTATTCTGAATCCACATGCAAAGATTCCATAGAATCACTAACCAAGTCTATTCACTCTTTGACTGAAGTTCTTCAATCTTTTGAATCAGTTCATTCAGAGACTGGCCTATCTCCCGATCAATTCTCTGCGAATCCATGTAGTAATCATGAATAGTTGAATACTGTCTTATAATATTCATGACTGAAAATGATGCAAAAATCAAAATTACAACAAAGCTAACCAGTAAACAGAGGGTCTTGTTTTTGAGACTCTCTACTTCTGCTTCAAGCTCTTTCATCTTAGAACTCAACGCATCAAATTCAATTCGATCCATCTTTCTCACCTCGCTTTCTTTTTGTTTTATTGCCATTTATCCGTATATCTCCTATACTGTAATTACCGAGTACCAGTCGGAATAATTACGAAAGGAGAAAAGCAAAATGGGAGTATATAAAACTGCTCAAATATGCTTGAATGGTCATGTAATCACAACAAATATAGAAAATCATGAGCAATCTTACTGCTCAAAATGCGGAACCAAGACAATAACTCATTGCCAAAATTGCGGAGAACATATTCAAGGTAAATATCTGATTGACGGTGTTCTAACTCTTAATAAGTCACAATATGTTACGCCCTGGTATTGTCATTCGTGTGGTACGCCATATCCGTGGACTCAAAAGATATTAAGCAATGCTGTTGAACTATTATCTCTTGATGGCGAACTTGATGCTGATACGCAAGAATTAATTAAAAACGCAATTCCGAATCTATTAGTTGACACGCCTGAAACTCCTATATCCATTGCAAATTACCGCAGTGGAATAAGCAAAGCAGGGCAAATTGTCAGAGACTCTATGTTTCAATTACTTTCAAGCGTTTTAAGTGAAAGCATCAAGAATGTTCTTTTTCGTTAGGACATCCACAGTATTGACAATATTTGTTTGAACTGTGTATTAAATTTTTGCACCGAGCGCAGCGAATAAAATTTTCGTGTTTTAATAAGTATTCGTTGTGCTCTTCTTGCGTCGTGGTTGCGCTGTCATCTTCTTCATGTTCTGTGTATCCCATTCTTCCTCGCCTCCTACTCTAAGAAATACTCAACACTTACGCCAACGAATCCGTCACAACCTCAAACAGTTCATTGAATGTGTCACTGTAATACAACGGCTGCACTTCTTTCTGATTATGAGGGCTGACTGCATTCTCGCCGTATTTCAAACCTTTCTCTGTCAGTGATTTGAACTTTTTCACTCTTCCCTTACTTGACTTGCGTTCCTTTTCTTCCAAAATTCCAGCTGATAAAAGTTTCTTATTGAACTGCACTGCACTGATTCCGAGATTATTTTCTTTCAGTAGTGCTGTGAGTGACTTCATTTCTCTATTGCCGTTAAACTCATAATTCGGTAAGAACCCTGTTGGAATATGGTAAGAATCGTAGAAGCCTTTCAGCATCAGCAACTTGCTTGCATCGTTCATTCTCAGCATGCTTGCTACTACTTCCAGTGAT